TAAACTAAAGCTTTGAGGTTCAATATTATTACCCCATAATTTTGAGGGAATTGAGATTGCTGTTATAAAATTATTATTAAGAGTACTATTTATATTAATATCTTCTCCTAATAATGCTGCTCTAGTTTGAGTAATAGTACTTGATAAATAATTATCGTATTGAGGACTTTTTACAGCTCCAATAGGCATATTATTTGATCCTTCAATACCTAAATTAAGATTGTTATTTTCAGCAAATGTATTATTTTGAGGACCAGATAAACCATATAATAAACTTGAAGTAGCAACTAAACTACCTGACATACTTTGGAAGTAGTTAGAATAATAGAGTTGCATTGCACTTGAATAAACAGAATTTGTATTTAATTTATTTACCAACCCCGTAAAATTTTGTGATCCTGAATCAGAAGATGCTTGACTTGAAACCCATGTTGTTTGTTGAGAAGTTTCAAATATTAATTTATTAGCTGGAGGTTGGGTGCCAAAATAAACTTCAACCCCAACATTAGATGCCGTCATAGCATTTCCTGTAAAGCTAAATCCTTTATTAGCTGAAAAGGGAGTTATTACAATGTCTTTTGTTGTAAATTGTTTGTACGCTGACATACATTTTAGTAATCTAATTTAACTCTAACAAGTAGTTCTTTTGTAAAATCTTTAGCTAATGGTCTGCTTAATTTTGCTACAGCACATAATTCATTTGAATCATTATATAAACCTACTGTTGTAATGAATGTTTGTGGATTATTTTGCATTTGAGGCCATAACAATTGTCCTGTTGAACCTGAAACAAATGATGGATTTGAAGAGTAATTAAAATCTGCATTTTGAGCTCTTACAAAATAAAAATCAGATGCTAATGTTTCTTGAGAATTTAATCTAAAAGTATTTCCAGCAAATACACTTTGAGATATAGCCCCATACAGTTTAGACATATTTTCATCATTTTGATTTGAATTTCTTAATGTACCTAAACTAATACCTCCATCAGTTCCAAAAGGTTGATCGCCATCTAATGCTGCTGCATTTAATAATATTAATCCTACATCTGGTAAAAATAAACCATATGATCCTGAATCTGGTGTATAACCATTAGCATTTAAACCTGTATAAACTGTTCCTTCTGATCCCGAAACTACTTGGTAAACTCTTCCAGCATTTCCAAAAACATTACCAGTACTTATATTACTATTATCTGTTAGACTTAATGTTACACCTGCACCTGCTCCAGTACCTCCTGATGATCCTGATAAAGATAAAGCCATTGTACCTAAAGCTAATGATTCTTTATATCTTGCTCTTTCAAATGATAAAGCATAAAAGTATGATGATGAATAATTTCCAAATATAAAAGGTTCTGTATCATCTCCTAAAGCTATATTTTGATACTGACCAAATATAGTAGATGAAGGTGATTTACCTAAAACTAAAGTATTATAAAGTAAACTACCACTACCTACTTCATCACCATAAGCTATATCAAATTGAACTGCTGCTGTAGTTTCTGTAGATGATGTTTGATAGACATGAATATAATATTGTCCTGAATTAGATGAGTTTTGGACTGATGAGGTATAAACCTCAGTTAATCGAGGTTCATTTCCACTCCATAAAGTTCCTGTTGTAGAATCTATACTATTAATTATGTCACCTGCACCAAATGTTGTAAAAGCTCCGTTAGCCATGTTTTTTTTGTTTTAAATTTTTATTGCATTCCTGCTGATTTTCTTAACTCAAATGGAACCTGTAATCTTGCTCCTGTATTTCTACCTACAACTGTTAAAGTTGCATATAATGTATCTAAAGAACCAAATATATTAATTGAGGTAGCAGTAAGTGTAAAGTTAGTTCCTGTTACTGTTTTAGAAACATTAGTACCTAAAGTTGTTTGTTGGTTTAATGCTTCATTTGAATTAGCTCCTCCACCTGTAATATTAGCATAAGTAATATTTGACATAGTTACAGTATAACCATCTGCTTCTGACTCTACACCTGAAAATGTTTGGGTTTGTGGTGTAAATGATGGTGCTAAAGTTTCTCCTGTTACTAATTGAATAACTGATGGTGCTATAATAGTAGGCATAACTGCAGTTGAACGAGGTAAAGTAACTAATTTATACTTCATTGTTTGTAATTCATTAGGAAATGCCTCTAATACAGGCATATTTTCAATTGCCTCCCCATAATAAGCTGATCCTGATGGGTGGTTTGGATTATATAAAGAATAATCTACTTCATCATCTGCTAATGAAAATTGTGTTATATTAAAAGCATTACCACCTTGAGCTAATAATTCTCTTCCTTTTTTTGTTAAAATAGCATCTACTGTTACTACTTGATTATTTAAATATCCCATTTTTTATTAGTATTTTATTATAAATATATGTATTTTTTGTTTCTAATCCAAATTATATTAAGCATTCGAACCTCCTAAATTGTCAGGACTGTCTTGTGTAAATACATTTTCAGATTTTAATTTATTAATTATTTTTTGAACATTTCTTTGTTGCACTTCAGTTAGATCATTTGGTATTAAATAACCATCACCAGATAACGTTAAAGCACCTGCTGATCCTGATGGTTGGTTTGCATTTAATATAACTCTATCATCTGCTTCTACTCTTTTCCTTAAAGTCATAGCATATATTTTTCCTTCTGGTATTTTATTTTCCAAATCATTTGGGTTAGGAGTTACTACTAGTCTATCAAATAAAAATCCAGGATCTAGAGGGGCGAATGCTGTTTTAGAGGTTTGGTCCTGGTTTGAAATTAACATAGGTGATAGTGAACATGAATTATATAGTACAGATCCAGTGAAATTAGATGATAGTTCATTAGTCTCTATACTAGAACTTAAATTTAATATGTAATTAGTAGACATGTTCCAACAAACATCAGCGGGGTTTACATTAGTTACATTAGTTCTATTAAACAATGATGCTGTTATTCCAATTATTCCAGTTCCATCTACAACAGAATGAGTATTAAGTGCTGTAAGGGAACCACTAGTATACATATAATCTTCATTTTCATCATAAGATTGAAAGTTAAAGGTTACATTATTATTAAAAGCTGATCTATATCTTTTCCATAATTCTGTAAAGCTAAAATAACCATCTGATGGAAGAGGTCCTTGTGATGTAACTCTTGTAGGTGTTATACCAGTATTATATGATTCAACTATAGTAGATTGTATCTCAAACTTAACAGTAGCACTAGCTTTAAAATTTGAATTTGTAGTCCATATATTAGGAGGCATCATATTATATCCTAAAACTGTAAAATCCTGATCTTGTTTTCCTAAAATACTAGGATTAGCGGGATCTACAAAATATGAATATGAGACCCTTATTTCATCTCCTACTTCAATATCCAAAATTTGATTATTTGTTACTCTATATTCAGGTAATAATGACCCCGATATATTCCATCTATAATAATTATTTGGGTTTTCTTTTTCATTTAAATTTAATAAAGGTAAGGAACCATTTCGAGGTGTGGAAAAAGGACCAAAAGACAATAATATATTTCCACTACTTGCTATTATAGGATTTATATACATTCCCCTATTACCAGAAGCTCCCATTCTACTAATAGATACACTACTAGTTGTAGTTGATGAACCTAAAGGATATATATCTCCTAAACGTATTAATTTATTCCAGGAATTAAACATCATTAATGAAGGTCCATTTATAGAAAAGGTGTTTATTAATGAGGTATTAGTGTTATCATTGAAAACAGAACTAGGTAATTGTCCTGGGTTAGGACCTCTTAAATTTAATATACCTTGTGATTTTCCATTTTCATCTAATAAACTCGATGTATATAATAAAATTGGTTGTGGGGATTCACTATAAAATTCTTGTGTAGAAGGAGAATAAATAATACTACCTGATGAGTAAACCTTATTAATATTAGAAGCATTAAGTACAGATGATTGAGATATTGTATATGCAGTATTATTAACTCCAAATCCCATATAAGAAGCACTTAAAAGAAGTGATTGAGACGCAGGAGTAATTTCTATATTTGGATTATTAACTGTTACAAGATTACTTAAATTGCTAAAATCTTTAGCAACATCATAATCGTACCAAATTGGTAAATTATAATATTGAATAGGTGATATATTATCTAAATTTACTTGATTAGAATGGTATGCTATAAAATTAATTCCCCCAGCATTAATTTCTCTAGCTCCTACACCTAAATTTGTATAACTAAGTATAGTACCCCCTACATTATTAAAGGTTTTATTTGATTGGTTGTAAACAATTGTTGCTTCCCTTCCAGGCATAAAAGTAGAAGACATTGCTACTAAATTTTCATTACTACCATTTATTAAAGATGAAGTGATAATTGGAGATTGTTCATTTAATATTTCTTCAAAAGGAATTTGAATTAATTGATCAATATTAAAAGTAGTAGTACCAAAATATTCTTTACTTTCTAAAGAGGATTTAAAGTGAGCAATATTAATTGGATTTCTATCAATTACTGCATTTTTACCGTAGGAAGTGTCTCCCGTCCAACTACCAGTTTCACCATTAATGTATTGAACTTTATTTTGAGTTAGTAAAAATGGAGGATTTGCTAATCCTGTAATTCCTGTATCTGTAGATCTTCCAATTGCTAAACTTTCAGAAGGTATTCCTGTGTAAAAATTATAATCTGCACTTTCTAATAAACATCCTACATATCTTGGATTTATTATTGCTTTTGTAGTATAATTACTATCAGGTACCTCTGAGTATTCTAATAAATCTTCATCAGTAGCCGTTCCTTCCCATCCTAGTTGTGAAGCTGAAATAGTTAAGGCATAGTCATTTGGAATTCCTTCTTTTAGTTCAAAACCAGGTGATACAGGGTCAAAATCCTGATCAAATAAAAATGAGTTTTTTCTACTACCACTTACATTATTAAGAAGTGGATTATATGGGGAAGCTTGAAATAATTGACTTGCTGTTGGTAATATTGTAAAAGCATCTCTTTTAAAGAAATGTTTAGGTCCTAAAATCTCAGGTGGAGCAGTTATAAGTATATTTGATAATGTTCCATAAGTTCCAATAGCAGCAAAAAACATTGCTGTTGTTTGTCCCACAGCTTGAGTCCATGTTCCCGTAAAAGTTCCATTTGTGGTTGATCTAATACTTGATCCTACACCATTAGCTGTTCCTCCAGGTGTAGATAAGGAGCTTAATCCTATGTCATAATTTGATCCTCCCTGACCATCATTACCTATACCGGATATAGTATATTGAATGCTATATTGTACTCCAGGTATAAGATCTGTAATTGAATTTTGTAAATAAGTTGTTGTAGTTGAAGGTGTATCTACTCCTCCTTGAAATATAGTAGGAGCTAAGTATTGGGGAGAAGCTCCTGTTGATCTTGAAGCTAAAATTATTCCCGCACCACCACCAGCATTACTAGCAAAATTATTTTCATATGTAATATTTGTATTTCCAGCAGCTCCTACATTATCAGCTAAAAGTCGAACATATATATCTGAGCCATTAGTAAGTAATTGTGGAGTAATAGATCCATTATGACCCCCTGCTGAGTTTACTGCAGTGAAAAAAGAGGAAGCCATAGTTGAATCGGAAGTTCCGGATATACATTGTACTTGTAATAAACCGTTTGTTACTGAAGCTGCTGTTACTTGAAAATTAACTTGATCTCCCCCAGAATTTGCCCCAGAAAAATTATCATTTACTGCAGGCCAAGCAGTAAGATTTTGATTACCAGGATCTGGGTTTGTTACTGTTGCATTCCCCCAAACTCCACCAGCCCAATTAACAGAAGCTTCTATTGTTTTAGTTCCATTTGTTAATGTAATAGTTTCAGTACCTGTACCAGATGGGTTAGGACCTATTGCTGTTACAGTAGAATAAGCACTTAAAGCATTTGTTGCTGTTGAAAATTTATACTTACCATTAGCAGGTGATGGTAGTGATGTTTGCATAGAATCATTATATTGTACAGCTACATAGTATCTTGTAACCCCAAAACCATCATTTATTTTTATAGTTTTATTTGAAGTAGTACCAGAAAAACCATTATTAACAAATAATAATGAATCACTACTAGCTGCTCCAACTTTAGATCCCGAAGGATAAACTAAACTAGCTGTTGCTCTAATAGGTACTGCAGTTGCTGGACCATTACTTCCAGGTACTGTAGGAAATCTTGTTGTATTATAAGGACCAGGTAATGCTAAATTTAATGAGGGTGGTGTATATGCTAGATTAGCATCTGGGTTTTTATTATTTCCATCAGCGAATATTCTATAGGGATTATATTGAGAGGGAATAACTTCAAAATTACTGCCACTAAATTCACCATCATAAAATTCTTCTTGAGTATTTACTGTAACTGTGTCCCCAGTAAAAGGATCTAAAACATTATATGATTGAGTAAATGCTGTATAAGATGAAGTTGGTGTATTATATTTATTAACACTTCCTCCTGCACTTCCTGTTAAGGAATGCATTCCTATACTTGAAGTAATTAGAAGATTTTGTTGCGACATTATACTATTAAATCCGGTTTGAGTAGTAGCTCCAAAGCTATTAGAGCCGGTTTCAGGCGTCTTAGCTACAGGAGTTTGTGTATGCATACCAATCACTGCATCGGTTTTATTTCGTTCTAATAGATGTTGTTTTACGATAATTCCTGTACTTAAACTAGTACGAGCAGGAACATAATTTTTAATTGCCTTAAATAGTGAGGTTTCATAAAATTTTATTAATCTATTATAATCATATTCTTTTTCTATTATAGTAGGTAATCCTGTATATCTAGGATCATTAATAGTAATACCTTGATATTTTTTAAAGTAATCATTTGCTATACGAGTTAATTCAGGATATCTATCTGAGCTTTCTGATATAAATCTTGGGTCTGCTATTGCATCAGAAACTACTCCATGCCCAAACGTTGCAATTATATCATCATTTATTTCATTTTGAAATGAAAATCCAACTTCTAATGAATTTAAATCTTCTGTATAACTAGCACTTTGTTCAAATTCTTGTTGTATACTTCTAAAAGGTGATAAAACAGTACTATACTCATTTTTATCAATTACTTGAATTTTATTTTTTATTCTATTCCTAATACCAGCTGATGGCTGGTCCATGTAGTTTATTTGGGTATTAGGTTCTAAGTATGATGATGTTAATGATGTTGTATATGTACCATCACTTCCTGCGTAAACAATAGTATAACCACTTCCAGTATTATAAATATTTGAAATAGGTGCAAGTGGGTAAAGAAATGATGAAGTATATAATGTTCCTTTTTTATTAACTAAAGAAGGATGTAATGATCCTAAAGCACTTCCCCCAAATGATGGAAAGTTAATTATATCAGGTGTTCCTCCAAATTTAAAAATAGCTACAGCACCTCCATCCTCAACTGCAGCTAAAGAAACCCCTGCAGAACCCGTAACATCAGTATATTCTAATTCATTTCCTAATGGTAGTCTAAAAGATAATAAATCATAAGAACTACCTTCTCCAGTATTTGAATCTTCATGACCCTGAATGGATTCAGGATTCATTACATAATCATTAAATTGAGATGATGATAATGCTCTTCTATAATATCTAAATTCTTGAAATGATCCTGAAAATGAATCACCTAAACCTATACCAGCTGTACTACCAACTACAATTGATGTTGGTCCTATTAATTTATTATAGTCAGCAGTTGCAGACATATATCCTCCTAACATAACACCTCTTGCTGAAGGAAGAGCTCCATCATTAGCAAATCTATTCCAAGCTTCATTAACCCCATCATTTCCAATAGTTGTAAGTGTTGATACTCCTTGAAATCCTATTTGATTACCATCATAACCATCATATATATTATTTGCTACTTTTAATTCAAACTGATTATTTGTAGCATTTTGATTTGATGCTGATATGTGAGTTTTTCTTTGTAGTTGTACAGACCACCAACCATCATTAAAAAATGGTAATGATATAGGAGTTGATTCTCTATACCCACCAGCTAATGATGAAGATATTCTAAAAGATAAACTTCCATATTGGCTAGTTGTTGGTAAAACAGATCCTGAATATGATCCTGATTGTGATCCTGAGTAATGTAATGTAATACCAAAATCGCTATATGTTCCACTAGTTGTAGAATTTTTTACTAATAAAGATTGAGAAAAATTTGATGTTGCTGTTATAGGTTCTGCTGCTTTAAATCTAAACTGAATGCAATCAGGAACAGCTATATCAGGAACAGCTGCTGTTTCATAATAATTACCTGTTAAAGGTGCCCATGGGATTCTTATTGATCCACTAGGTGATAATGCTCCTTTTTTATAGTCATAAGTAGTTAAAGCATTACTATAACGATTCATCCATAAATCATAATCATTTTTATCATCCTTATTTTTACCCCCAAATTCACTTATACGAAGCATTGTATTAGGAACTCCCCATATATTAATTAATTGTCTTAATCCAGTAACAGTTCCTTTTCTTTTTACTAAAGAAACCATATTATGAAAAATTCTTTTATAAATTTCTTGAGCCGTATTATCTAAAGGATAAGGAAAAGAAGGATCTGCTAATGCTATAACATACCCTAAAGTAGATTGTTCTTGATCATAATAATTTATAACTGAACCAGAAGCTATATCTATGTAACGATCAATATATTCTAAACCTGATCCTGTTGCAGGAAATACTCCTACCCCATTAACATTAAATCCTATAGAATTAAAGTCATTACCATATGTTTCAAATCCTAAAGATTCTATTACATCATCAGCCATACCTAAAGGTAAAACTGATCCTGTTAAGCCTGAATTTGTATTTCTAACTTGTTCGACAGCTTCAGTATAAAGATACATTTCATCAAAAGTTTGACCTGTCATGTTTACAAACTTAACATATTGATCATTACTATTATTATCAGTAATATATGGAGGAATTAAATAATATAAATAATCTTGATTGTTTTCATCATATCTAGAAGCTGAGTATATTTGGTTTTTTCCTGTATTATAATATAAATTATTTTCATCTGTACTCCCAAACCAATTTGATACAGCTGAACTTGTTACTGAGTAGTTTTTATAAGGGTATGTTGATGAGTATTTAGGCCATGATTCAGATCCTGTTACATAATATAAAAAATATTCATAACTATCAAATTTACTAATAATTTTATTAATATTATTACTAACAGAATTATAACTAGAAGAATAGTTTGGAGTAGTATTTGATGCTCCCGTTATGGTTTCAAGATTTGATAATTCTGCTTCATAAGCTTCAATTGAAACCATTTTATCATAAAAATTATTTAATCTTTGTTCGGCAGAAGAAAATTTTACAAATTCACTCCAATCTCCCCAATTTTTAGTTAAAAATACACCCTTTTGGTCTTGTAAAGAATTAAATTGATAATAAGATTGAGAACTATTTGTGTTAACTAAATCTGTTAGTGATTTAAAATTAGTAGAATTATTAACTTTATCTTTAATATCTATATTATAATTAGGACCCTTTAATGAAAGTAAATTATCTATAAATTCTAAATTAGGATTAAATTCTACTTCAAAAACCTGAGTTTCTCCTACTTTTGTAATTATTTGAAGTTCTTCTTCTAACTGATATTCTGCAGGGAGGGGTTGGTATAATTTAATTAAAATAGAAGTTGGGTCTGAAGAGCCCTCAGTTGAAGGTTTTTCTAATTGACTATTTATTCCTATAAAATTTCTGTTCCCTATAAATGATATATAAAATTCATCAACATTTTGTCTAGCACTTAATTTATTTTGAAAATTATTATAATAAGTTTCTATTTGTTGAGATGTTAAAAAATTATTTTGGATTCTTAATTCTGTTCTATCTCCAGAAATATCTTTTATAAAATAGGGATGCTGTTCATAACTTCCATCTTCTTCTATATCTAAAGCTTCAGATCCTAATTCATAATCTATAAAATTATAAACAGCATAAAACTTACCATTTGAATACCCTTGATTATAAATGTCTTCATTTGGGTGTAATTCAAATTGATTATAAATTGAAGTAGAAGATGTTGATGTAGAAGTACCTAATTCAGGCAGTAAAAATGATCCATTACCTTTATAGTCTAAATCTGTATATAATATAGTTTTAGTATAATCATATATATAAAATTGAGTTTTACTCTCAAACTCAGTAAAAGATCCTGTTAATTCTATTGATGGAACAATAGCATCTAAACTTAATTCAAATCCTTCTTGAAAAAAGGTTTCGGCATTTAGCTGTGTTAAAGATGAAGAGATTGGTATTGCCATTTATATTTATTTTATCTTATTCTTGAATCATTAGATACTTCTGGTGTATTATTTAAATTATCTCTACCTGTCCCTGAAAATGTTTGGTCATCAGGATTAATAGCATTATCTAGATTAGTTGCATCTTTAATTAATTGTAAATTTTCAGCTCTTAATTCAGCAATTTCATCTAATAAAGCTTGTATTTCATCACTAATGGTTGCAAAATCAGCATATTCAGCACTAGTTTTTGCAAGATACTGATGAGATTCTATTTCTCCAAGCTTAGGTATAATGTAAAAGAATTTTTCATAAAGATACCAAAAGTCATCTAAATTAGCTAGATCTCTATCAAAAAAAGAAGGATTTGGAGTATCTATTAACTGAGAAAAACTAGTATCTATAGTTTCATTAAATTTATCTCTATCAAATCTTTGGGCCTTTAATGTTATTTTTTTCATTATCCATTTATTACTTTAAACATTATATCTTCATCAAATACCTTAGTAGTACCATTAATTTTAGTTTTTAATAAAACAGTATAATATCTTTCTGGTTCTAACCCTCCCATATAGATGTCAAAATAACTTGAAGTTGTATCTGCACTTACTTTAGTGTATTCACTATCAAAATTTATTACATATTCATTAGTTTCTGAATCTTTTATAGCATATTGAGCTTGTTTTGGTAAATAATAATTAGTTAAATAACCAGAAGCTGTTTGAAATATTTTTTTAGGGTATTGAGGTACTGCTGCTATTCTAAACCTTTGTACACTTTGTGGATAATAAACTCCATCATTATTATATGAAGATATAAATGCTTCTGGTTGGTATAATGTTTGCATTTGGGATGATGTACCATAGAAAAAGTCATCAAATTTTATTTCTAATGTAGGTGGATAAATTGTATTAGTATCTACAGAATAAAATTTAAAAGTTGAGGCTTCTGATTGTGAAGGAATTAATTCAACTGATGAGGTTTGTTTTATTATAAACCCCTCATTAGGTATATCTCCACCTAATCCCTCAGATTGACTAAACCAAACATCTACAGCAAAGGTTACATCTACATCTAAATCTATAGAATCAGCATACGTAAAAGTTTGAGAAGAGGTTATCGCTTTAGCAGTAGAAGATCCAGTATACCATGTTCCTCCTCCAGTAGTTGTACCTTGATTTTGAGAATAAGATCCTGTAGTTCTAATTGTATTAAATGTTCCATCATTCCAATTAATACCTGTTTTTCTTTCCCCCCAATTACATCCATCTTGTGTAACAGGTGAATCTCCAAATTTTCCTGCTCCCATATCCCAACTTTGAGAAACGGGATAAACCTTTAAGTATGATGTTGAATTTAAGTTTGTGACTACAGCAGCATAGTTTTTTAAATCAGCTCCCCATTTTCTTTTTTTAAAATCAACACTACTTAAAGTTATTGAACCTGTAGTTTGGGAAACTCTACCATTAGTGGAAAAAGATTGGGATAAATTTGTTGTTAATAATATATCACCTGCTTTATAATTTTTACCTCTATTAGTAAGTATAATACTTGATATAGTATTTCCAGATATTGTTATATCTCCAAATGCCCCAACTCCTGTTCCTGTAGAACTAGTAAAGGGTACATTTAAATAAGTTCTATCAACTAAATCTGTAGGGTTTATAGTAATAGGAGATGCTAATGCATTGCCTACTATTAAATAACTTATACGTGATCCTGATATATAACTAGTAAATGCACTGTTTATTTCGTCTTGTGAAAATTTTATTAAATATCTACTAGTTTGTGCTGAATCATCTAATAAATAAGTTGATGCTTCTAATATCTCATCTAACCCTGTATTCATATTAGTATTTTGGGTATATAAGGTAGCGTCTTTTTCAGGAAATAATTTATAAATTGCCATTTAATTATATATTAAAGTTTTTCAAATCATTAAGTTTAGGTTTTACATTTTCAGGAACAATACTTTCATCTATACTATCGGGTATGCCTCCTTCTGCTGGGAGTTGATCTATAGGTGTGCCAACAACTTTTTCAATATCTAAATTTGGATCTGCTAGTATTTCTAAGTAAGTCCTATCAGGTGTATATTGTTGTAATGTCATTGTTTCCAATGTTCCTCCATCTTCAGAATTTATAGTAGTATCTATAAATTTTGCTCTTGTAGGATATCTTAAAACTTTATAATCTCCTCCATCTATAAATGAAGATTTTGTTCCATTTGCCTTTGAAGTTCTATTAGGTCCACCTCCTGTTCCTTGTTTTATTCCTGATTCTGGGTTTTCAACATCTAATGCTGTTACTTTTAATGTATCTGTTAAAGGAGATTCACCGTCTGTAGCCCTTACTATTCCTTCTTTATTAGTATAAAATGGATTTGAAGGGGTATAAGTTTGTATAAAACCTGATCCATTAGGACCATTATCATTAATAGGACCCCCACTTCCTCCTTGTTTTACTCCAGCTGATGTGCTTTCAACATCTAAACCTGATATTTTAGTAGACTGAACTAAATCATTAGTTGAAATATTAGATCTTACTATACCCTCATTATCAGTAAAATAAGCATTAGTTGAAGTATATCTTTGAACAAAACCAGAATTAGGATCATTAGTTGAACCTCCATCAATTGGTGTTCCATCTAAGGGTTGATTATTATTTCCTTTTTCATATTCTGCTTCTAAAGGGGATTGTTTTGGGGGAATTGGTCCTGGATTATTACCTAAATAAGTTCCTGGTGCTGCTACTCCTGTAATACCTTGATCTCCTCTAGTTGTTACTTTAAGTGTATCTCTATATCTTTCTAATAAGCTTTTCATATTTTTTTATTTATAATGGTACTACTCTTCCTACAATATCAGATGTAGGATATTTTAATTCAAAAATCATAGGATCTACTGAAGGATATATAATACCATTATTAGTTGCTGCTGATATATCATATGAATAATCACTATATCCTTTACTTGCTCCTGCTATATTTTTAATAAATACATTAGTTACAGTTTGTACCCCTTCTACTTTATCGATTAATATGCTTAAACTTTTTAATAAAATAGGTTGATTTATATTCCAATTATCTATACTAAAATACTCTGTTAAAGAATTTATACAGTTTAAAATTACTTCATTATTATTAAAATTAGGTAATACTATTATATCAAATTCACAAGTTATATTAATAATATAAGCATCTTTAATTTTTATAGAATCATTTATCATTCTATATTCAGATAAATAAGTTTTTAAATTTTGTTTTAAAGTTGAAGAAGCTGTTCTTAATGTTTTATTTGAATTATAAGATAAAACATACATATCTAAAATTGTAGGTAATTCACCTATTCCATATTCTGCTACTTTAGTAGGTTGAATAAAAGCTTTTGCTATAGTACCTATATTAGCGGGCATACTTAATGCTCTAATTAAATAATCTTGTTGTGTAACAGTTCTTAGTTGATTTTGAAAATTACCTAAAGCATTTTGTCTAATTTCTTCAACTGTATCTGCACCTTGTCCCCCATCTGCTGCTAATATATTATTTGTTGCTAAAGAATTAAATATAATATTAGCTAATGGAGTGTTTGTAAGATCTGGGTTTTTAAATACTACTCCTTCATTATTAAAATTAGTTAATGTGCCAGATTCAACATTGGCAGATAATCCGCCCCCTGTTAAATATCTTATAGTTAAAGTTGTATTAGCAGGTGCAATACCATAAGTATCAGTAAACATAAAATTTAAAGGAGAATAAGCTGCTGTTAATTTGTCTTTTGAAAAAGCTAATCCTGTACCCACATTATCAGGGTTTGGAACTAAATCTTCATCATTGTCAGTTACAGTTCCTGCTCCAAAGCCTAATTGAAGGGTAGTAGAATTTAAAAATCTTGTTGTAAATCTTCTTTGAACTTGTTTTAAATTTAATAAATTAGGAGCATCATCTTGAATTGCATTTGGATCTGTATATGAAGCATTTATTTTTGTAGTAAATACAGTATCCTGTGCTAAATTTAATACTTCATGCCATTGGTTTCCATCACTATCAAAACAATCTAAGACATTGATAATACTAGAAGCATTTATATTTACTGTTGGGTATTTAGAAGGAGCGTTAAATACACTTTGTATTGAATTAATAGTCCCCGATATTGCTTTTCTCGTTTTCTTTAGTAAAAATCTTTGGGGTGTATTAGCTGATAAAGAGTAAATAGAAATATCCGTTGGATCTTGAGAGGAAGAAACAGAAAAATCACAAACATCTTCTGTTATAAAATTAATACTAGCATTTTCATTAGAAGTTAATTGAAAACCACTTGGGATTTTTAAAGCATAATCAAAATCAGGTACAGATGCTCCATTAACATCAATTTTATTAGGTAATAATTGATAAATAGCAACATCTACAGTTGCCGCAGTTGTAACTTTAGGTTTAGAACCTAACATATAAGCTAAATCAAATAAATTTTGTTCTTGTCTAGCATATTGTATAAAAGTTTCTTGTATTTGATTATCTAAATAAAAGGATAAAACATCTCCTACATAAGCAGCCATTTCAATAAATAACATTCCTGTTGAATCTGTAGAAAAATCATTATAAGTGTTAGGAAAATATGTTTGCGAATAATTTATAAGAGAATTTCTAAAACTATTAAAATTTCTTTCAGTATATACTATATTTCTATTTAAATTTGCCATTATTGTATTGCTATATTTATTTCATCCTCTACTCCTATATTACTAATTATATAATTTATAAATAGATTTATTGTATTTGTATCTGGTTGATTATCAAAATTTATATTTTTTATAGTTATCTCTGGAAATTGTAATGTTACGTTATCTTTAATTCTTGTTGTTATAGCACTATTAGTTCCATCATTAATTCCTTCCCCTATAAAATCCCTTAAATTTGCACCAAAAAGAGGTTGCATAACTCTTTCACCTTTGTTGGTTAATAACCAATTAACTAAATTAGTTCTTATTACTTCTTTAGTTGTGTAAGTTGGATTAAACACAGCTCTTCCTGATAGGGGTAAACTAAAGCCTAAGGCAGCACTACCACTACTAACTGTTGGAAAAACATTACTTACAATTTGAGCCATTATTTACTATTCATTAAATTCATTATTTGGTCCATACCCACATTACCTGCAGGAAGAGAACCATTAGCCATATCCATTCCTGGATTTGGTCTAAAAGTTTGTGCATCATTACTTGTAAAAGAATTTGCAGTTTCTCCTAAAATATTTTTATAAGCATCTCTTTTATCTTGAGCTGACATTACTGGAGTAGTTGGAGGAGTTTTTGGTGATGATTGAGTAAAAGATTCTACTATAGGAGTCTGTGATACTACCTTTGGGGATTTTACTGCCTCTAAGAGTATATCTTTTAATTCTTCTTGTATTACTTCTCTAACAGTTTCTTTAAGTACTTTTTTTAATTCTGTTAACTTCATTGTTAGTTTTATTATAAATATTAATAATTTATGTTTTTATATCAATTATAATCCAGTAGGTATAGGTAAACTATTTCTACCAAATTCAAAATACCACTTATCAGCTATTGTTAAACCTCTATTTGCATCTTTTAAATCAAAATAAGTACTTGAATTTGGATTACCCCCACTAGGATACCAAAATGGTAATTCAGAAGCTATTTGGGCGTTTCCATTATACCATACTATCCCTAGCGTATTTAAAAGTTTTAGAAAAACTTTAGTTTTTGCATATGCTTTTCTTTGTTCAAATGTTAAACCATCTTCAGCAGTATTAAAATCAGGTGGGAGTAAATTATCAGGTCTTAAATTTACAGTTTCAACAATATCAATTTCAGCATCATAAATAGCTTCCAATTCAGCAGATGATATTAATTCTGTAGATGTTCCATTTATATAAATTCCATTAATAATAGGTTGATTATAACCTATTCCCTTAGAATTAAAATATTCTTTTAAAGGATCATTAAAACTATAAGGTCTATCTGATAAAAATAAATAATTTGCTACTTCAAAAATAGCTTGCATAAGAGGTTTTCTTTTAGCCATTTCTGGTCTTAAACTTATAAATTCACTTCCTATAGTATTATCATTAAATAAATTTTCAGCTGTTGCTGCTAATCTTTCTGAATATGGGTATAATTTATTATTTGAATTGTTAGCAAAATCTCCGTCATTTTGCCATCTTTTTTCACTTGAATTATAACTTTTTCCTATATTATCTGCGGCATTTAATAAAGATCGAGCTTGTGCTCTTATTTGTGATATAGCCCCATTTAATAGTTCTTCACTTACAGTTTTAGCATAATCTGCTAAAAATAATTTTTTAATAGTAGAATCTAATACTCTATCACCCTGTTGCCATTCATATCCTTCATTAGCTACAGCTTGTTCTAAAACAGTTCTTGAATTATCAAATGCTTCCTGAACTAATGTAGGATAATAACCTTTATTAGGTCCTTGATCTTGTGATAATTCCCAAGCTAATTCATATAATTCTTCAGCTTCTTCTCTACTAGCACCATAAATAGACATTAATATAACAATTTGTCCTTCTTTAAATATAGCTTTTAAAGGATCTTCTGCTGGTTCTGGGGGTGGGAATATTAAATCTTTAGTATCAATTAACCATTTCATCTCATTAACTAAAACTAAATTTGATGAAGAAAAAGATTCATCTCCTAATAATGTTTCTACAAGTGCATTTTCATTATAAAATTCTCCATCTATAACAGATTCTTTATTTTGTGCTATTATTTGTTTTTTATCAAATGAAAAATCTGTAGATAAAAAATTTAATCTTAAATAATAATCTCCATATAATAATCCTGGGGGAGTTGTTAGTATTTCTTCTAATGCTTCGTTAGTTAATACTCCTACAAAATTTTCAGTTGTTGCCTCTAAATCTTCAGCTGTAATATTAGGGTCTTTTTCTATACAATCATTTAAAACAACATCAAATTCATTTAATTTAGTAATTACTTCTCCAACATCTTTTTTAATTATATCTAAAGCTTCAGGAATTGAATCTAAGGATGCTTTTTCTTTATCTATTAAAGTCCCTAAATTATCTAAAGCATCAGAAAAATTATTAAATACATTTAAAGGTAAACCTACACCAGGAGGAACAGATGAGGGTGCTGGGATTTGCTTTATTATAGTTTTTCCAGTATTTAAAGCTTCAGCTGCTATTTCAGAACCTTTTGCTACTTTATTTAAAGTAGCTATTTTTTGTTCTATTTGTTCTAAAGCACCATTAATTTCATTTTTTTGAATTATTAATTTTTTTAATTCATCAGTTGTTGGGCAACCTTCTTTAAATTTATCAATTAATACATCTAGGGATTTGTTAAACTGAAATGTTGCTCTAGTTATACTAGTTACAATTTTTGATATAAAATCTGCTAAAGCCATTATAAAGTTCTTGTTGTTTTTGATTTATAACTTTCAATTGAGGTTAACATAGTTTGAGCTTGTAATCCTACTTTAGTTGCTGATTGTGCAACTGCTATATTAGGTTGATATGGAACTGGTGTACCAACTGTTCCTAAAGCTGACGTTAATGAAACAACGTTATTTAATAATTTTTGAAAATCATCTAAAAATTTATCTCCCAATATTAAAGGTTCAGTAGTACTTTCTTCTTTATCTCCTAACATTATTTTAGTTCCAACTTTAACAACAAAGTTAGATGGAGTATCAAAATTAAAACCTTTTTGAGCTCCAAAAGATATTGTTCTTGCAGAACTAAGTAAAATATGATCATTTTTAGAATTAAATAATAAACGACCTGAATTAACAATAACTTGAGAACCATTATATGAGCTAGGGGAGCTAGGAATTTCACCAAAAGCGGGTGTGTAGGAACTATAATCAGTACTTGCTGCACCTATAGGTATTTGTTGATTTGATGTTAAATATAATGAAGATTTATCTGTATTTATATTTTCTACTTGTGGGATCCAAGAATCATCCTGTGTTTGGGTTTGTCCATTTTTTAGAATAATAATAGGTTCTCCATTTACTCCACTATCTGACCAAGGATTAAAAGGTGTTGAATTATTTACTGTACTCCCAAATCTTATAGTATTACCCCATCTCCCTTCTATTAAAACATCTCCTTCAAAAGGTTGTAAATTTCTTATTCCTGTTCTTTCTTTAAAAGTAAAACCAAAATTAATATCTTCTATATTAGTATCAGATGATACTTCTACTCCAGCTTCAGTTTTAGCATAATTTTGACCTTGGGTGGGTTTAGTAGCAAGGGAATTTGGAGAAGCATTATGATGTATGCTATTCCATATATTAATACTTTGAAAATAATAATATGCTTTGCCAGTAGATGGATTTGTTTGGGTAGTAGCATTAGGTAGTGAAATTATATAAACTATTTCATTTACTAAGGGTAAAAATGTTATATTAGAATATAGGGGACTAGCAAAGCTTAAAGTAGATAAAGACTTTCCTGATGGGTTAGATAGTTCTTCAAATAAAATACCACCTATACTACTATATTCTCCATATTCTTTCCAATTAATAGGATAATCTTTTCCATTTAAAGAAACAAATTTAACTCTTACAGGTATTATTTCTGGTCCTTTTGAAGATTGTAAATTTAAAGGTTTTAAAGAATTTAACCCCGTAGGTGTTCTAGCCATTTTTATTTTCTTTATTAATTCTTTCTAATTTATCCATTTCTGCTAATAATTCAGCTTTTTCTTCTTCTGATATACCAAATTCACCTTCATCATTAGTGTTATTAACTGCTCTTTGAATTATAGTAGCCATTTTTATTAATTGTTCATCATTTTTTACACCAATTTCTAAATATTCTTTTATTAAAGGTACTATTAAGGTAGCATCACCTATTTCTTGTATTAAAGGTTTTAACTCACTTATTAAAGATGTAATTTGTTGTTTTTTAGTGGTTTGATTTTCATATATCTCATGTAGAATATCTGAGAATTTTTTATTACCAAATACTATTGAATCTAGTTGTCCCATAATTTTTGATTATAAATATAAAAAATTTTAGCTTTTAAGATGAAAAATAACCACTTTCTGAAAATATAATATATTTTTCTTTGAATACTTTGTATAGTTTATTAGCTATTTTAGTTATTTTAGGAGTTTTTACATCGATCATTTCTCTTATATAGATATAAAGTGCTTTTTTATTAAAAACATCTATAGCATCTCTTTTTCTAAATAATTCTAAAATACAATCAGCTATTTGAGCATCATATTCCTTAGGAAAATAGTCAAAAATATTTGTAGTCATATGTTTTACATATAAATCAACAAAAATAGATAATCTATCCCCTTCTTTATATCCTTTATTAAATAACTCATCTCCAAAATTATTATCTAACTCTACAAATTTTTGTGATGATTGTTCTAATTTAGTATTTAATATAAAAAAGGAATTTTCTCCAATATCCAAATTTTGATGTTTAGATATATCTCCTATATCAATAGATTCTATTTTTTTCTTATAATTTTTTTGGTTATATACTATTAACCATCTTTTTACAATAGTACCAAAATATGAATAAGCTTTTGCTCCTTTACTAGGATCAAACAAATGAATTTTATCTAAAAGAAATACCATAATCTCATGTTGTAAATCTTCTAAATTTTCAACCCCATCTGTATAATAAAACTTAAAAGTGTGTATTATATTTTCAGTTAACTTATAAAAGGGATAATGTATTTCTCTGGAGTATATATTACTTTTAAATAATGAATCTTTACTTGTATTATAAGCAACAATAGCATCTTCTGTTTCTTGAGTAAAATAATTTCTTTTCTGTCTTTTTTTCTTAGCTTCTCTTATTATATTATCCATGTGTCATAGGTTATAAATCTTTAATTTTAAATCCATTTAATAAATCCTGTATTGTCATAACTGTTTTAAAGAAAAAACCTATTTCATCATCACTCTTAAATCTCCCCTGAGCGTCTAATTTTTTTAATCTTACATCTGATACTTCTATTGCTTTAGAAATCTTATTTAAATATTTCATGTATTCAACTAAAATGTCTTCTTGTTGTTCATTCTTTTGCATTAAATTAAAAACTGCAAATCCTAATACTATTACTAATGCTGAAAGAATTGATATTATTATTGTTTCCATATTATAAATTATCTAACATATTTTTTAATCCTGGGCTTGATAGATTACCTAAGGCTTTAGATTTAGTTGTTTTATTAGAATTTATTGAGAAATTATTAGTTTTTACAGGTGTGGGATTTTCAAATTTAGGTAACCACTCTATCTCAAATTCAATTCTAGCTGCCATCATATCTGCTTGATGTAATATAAAAGGTAAAGATGTTCTTGGTTTTTGTTCTGGCATATAACCTTTTAAATATTTATCATTAGCTGAGTCGTATAATCCATCATGAGTTTGGATAGCTACCATCTCATTAAAAGTATACTTAATATCATGTTGTTGGAGAAGAAATAATGATCTATCAGGAACTGCAGAAAATGCTAATTTTTTATTAAACATATAATCCTCTCCTAATTTATCTTTTCTCCATTTATCAGTTTGAGGAATATATGCTTCATGGTCTGCATCACCCATTTTACCTAAATCATGATTAATAGCAGAAAATACTAATTCTTCAATTGTAAAAGTATTAATATCTGCTCCTTCTTCTTTCCATAATTCATATTGTTTAAGAGCACATCTAACTACTCTATTAACATGGTCTATATATCCTCCTGGAAAAGCATTATGATATTCTTTTTTATGTGCTGCTGGCATTAATATTAAACGTTCTTGGAATTTAGTATAAAACGCTAATAATTGTGTTTGTCTATCACCCTTAATATATTTTTTTATATTAGAATGAAATTCTTCCCAATTAGACTGTATTTTTTCTGCTGTTAATTTCATAACCTTTTATTTTTAATTATAGTGTTTCCTCTTCACGTTCAATAAATCTCATTAAATTTGATGAAGTGTCTTGTAATCTTTTAATTACATCCCTAAAATCTTTTATATCGGCATTAGGTCTACTTAAAATGAATAATAATGTTTTAAAATCTCCATCTAGTTTTTCCACCAACCTTATGCATGTGTTTTTATTTCTCATAATTGTTTATTTATTATATTCTATATTTAATCTCTTTATTATTTATCCTTTATATTAACATATGTACCTTAATACCTAATATTAATTTATATCCAAGATATATAAAATATTTGAGGAATCCAAGTTATTCTGAAAGATAATTTAGAATTTTTTGAAGATGTGCACATTTTTCATATTCTTCGGTTTCTATAAAAAAATTAATTCCTAATTTTAATGAAGTATCTAAATATTCATCTGCATAAGTGTTTATTCCCTTTTTATGATCTTTATTATTTAAATCAATTTTTTTTATATAAGACCATGCTTTATTATATGTAACAAACTCCCCAGCTTCTTTAACATCATTTAAATCTAAATCTTTATTAGATTTTTGAAAAAATTTCATTATTTTTTTATTAAAATTTATATGATTTAATATTAATTTTTTATACATCCCAACCCAGTAGATAGGTGTATTTTTAAAATCAATATGTACTTTACCATTATCAATTCCCTCTAAATCATCATTAGGGCTAAATAAGTGAAAAATATTGTCTAGATTTATCATATAGTATAAATATAATACTAATATATAAAAAATCCAAATTACCCCTAAAGGGATCCACCACCACCGGGCTTATACGACTTGCCCTGTTAAATGCCGTTTAGCTAGGGTACCTCTTAGGCAGCCATTGCTAGTTCAACTTGTTCGCCAGTTATGCGTATGATCTTCATTATATCCTTACTT